ATGATTTCTGAGGTGCTACCGCTAGTATGCGATCCTGTTATGACAAACGAGATAGTAGGCTATATGAAAGAACTTTCAATTCCAGAGCTGACTCCTGTTCCCGACACATCAGCCATTGCTTCTGAAGATTTTGCGACCATCGCTGAGAAAGTTCCCAACGTATTCATGTATCTTTTGGCTGGATATATGGACGAGCGAGGAGATGTCCCTGCACATAATCCCAGGCTTCAGTTCAATGAAAACGTCTGCCCAATCGGCTCTGCATATTTAACGCAATGCACAGTCCGGTGGCTAAAAGAACATCAATAAATCAAACGAAGACGACCTTGCTTTCCTTTTCGGTCTTGATCCCCTTCCATAACATCTGTTACCAAAAAACAAAAATACCCATCCGATGATGGGTATTTCCGTTTTGGTGCGCCATAAGGGACTCGAACTCTACTTTTTGCAATTTCAATAGCGTTCAAATCATTTCTCAATCGTTCAAATTTCAACATTTTCTAACAATCTAAACAGTTCAACTGATTTCAACTAATTTCACCAGAATTCGGAAAAAATGTAGTCGAAAATGTAGTCCAATATGGAACAAACTATACCTGATTGCACCGTTTATTTATTCAAATCAATTACATCATAATCACTGTCAGGCAGTCCTTCAACATAGCACAATCCGACTGGTTCTATTACGACATTATCATTAATTATGGAAATATCCAGGTTACCATTTTTCAATTCACCTTTTACAAGCAGCACGACCTCTTCATCTGTGAGACTAATTCCTTTTCTTTTTAAGATTCTCATTTTATCACCTCAGATTCATTATATCAAAAAACAAGAAAAACGGCAGGATTAATTTCCTGCCGTACGGTAATCTTCTATGCTACTTTAGCAATGAGTTCATCATATTTTTACTCTGTCGCTTCCTGCCAAAGGCTTTCTGTGCCCACTTCGCCAGGCTCCCAAACGTTGCCGTCAACCAGCGACTCCCACGTTTTGCCGTTGTGGCTCACCTTATCACCCTTGCTGTAGGCGTTTGTGCTGTCAGGCTGCTCCCAAGCCGGGATTACGTCCGGGTCTGGGATAAGCACCTTTGCCCAAAGGCTCGGTGCAGATTCCGGTGTCCAGGCCTCCTGCGTGTCATGTTCCTGTAAGCATCGGTATAAGATGCTGTCATATGTAAGTCTGTCCCCAGTCTTCACGTGGATATCGCTACGCCACACTGGATACCAGTCTGCATGCTGTAATGCTACCTCATCGGGCGCGGTTGGCAAGGTTCCTTTAAGCATCCCTATCAATTCTTTTTGTTTATTAGTCAACATTTTTTCTTACCTCTCGTTTAATTTCGTCCACAGCTTCGTTTTTTATTGCGCAATAAATTTCGTTCGGCATTCCATAGATATTTTGCTCTGGTGTTATACTGGTCAATGTATCTCCGTACACACCATTAACACCCGTATCCACAGATTCCCCCAGAGAAAACACGCCATCTCTATACTGGAATGCTTGCAGATATCGGCTTGATGCGACGATATAGATATCTTTCCCTAAGCCACAAATCTGAGTTCCCTTTGATGATACTGCAATAGAGATTTGTCCTATTTTTTGCATATTGCCTGTCTCTAACAGTGACACAAAATTCATTTTTTCAATGGGTTCAAGGCTTTTTTGATTATTTTTTTCAATTCCATTTTTCACTTTTAAGCCTTGACCCCCCCCCCGACATTCTTAATGATAATCATTATGTCTAACTCCTTCCTGTACCTGCGCAATAACGTTATCTACGATTTCGCGGTACTGTTCATCAGTCAAGCCATATGGGTTCTCCGATGGTTCCTGCCATTCTGGGTTTTCATAAAAACCGTCTTCGGGTGTGTAGCAGTATTTATCATTTTTAAAATCTTGCGGGATATTATCGACCTCAAAACAATTTACATCATTTGGCGGAAAATCAGCTTCTATCCCATTTTCCAAAATCAATCTATAGTATCCGTCACCCCTATCTTTACATTCCTTGCCTGTTTCTATTATAAAATCCGTTTCTTTTAGACAAATAATATACATATTTTACCTCCTACTAGTCTGGAATTCTTAAAGCCGCATTCGGACTAACAATTACGTTTAATTTATTATTTTTATGCGCTGATTCTGCACTGACACCAATGGTAATCGTTCCTTCGTTATTTGACTGGATTAATTCATCAAAAACTACAGCGCTTATTTTTAGTTCTTTCGTCGTTGAATTGTAAGACATACGATAAGAACCTATAATTATGCCATTGAAGAACCCACCTGCTGTTTGGCAAATCAACGCTTCAAAATATGGACTGGTGTCTTTAAGTTTAGCTACATATTGGTCGATAAGAATTATTCCTTTGACATATTCAAAATTAGCAACTACAGGAAATGTATCATTTTGCATTACATAGCTTGATACATCAAGCGTAGCCAAATCGACCTCAGCTTTTCCTATTCTTACAGGTGCTGGCGCATTAGATTGGCAAGCTATCAAAAAATTCCCATTAAGAACAGGAAAGCCATACATATCAGCCGCATACTTGCTTGTCATAGTCAACATTGCGCCTAGCTTATCTTCGGTCAAATCCAAAAGTTGCACGTAAGTAGTATATTTCGAGTCGACAGATGTATAACCTCTGAGAAGTATTAAATTTTCGCTCACTTTTCCAATAACACCGTGTCCCATAGTAGTAGAAATTTTTTTTTCCGATACAGTTGAACCAACGATTATAGTATCAGAGTCTTGTTCATAGTCTACGCTAAACAACTTTCCCAAACTATTCACGGATAAGATAGTGTTTCTATCAAGTGTAATTCCGTTACCAAACACAGATGAACCTGTACCGATTTGTTTTTTACTCTTTTGAGTAATTTCTAAAGTTTCAAGGTCAACAGACAAAATAAACTCATATGTAGTATTGTTGTTTGCGGTATATCCAGTGGTAAAAAATTTATTACTACCCAGTGGTAAAAATTTATCGTTACCACCATAATAAGGGAAATAAAAAGACTTACCAACCGATTTAATAACGCCTGTCATACTAACTTCCACAGCTTTAATATAACTACTATTTATTTGTAACAAGAAAACATGGTTGCCAGAACTATTTATATCGTTAGCCATACCTATTTTTTTATGGTTTCCTGTACCATCATCAGTAATAAAATTCTTGGTATCTATTACCCCGTTAAACGTCAAAGATACAAACATATTCTTTTCTATTGGATTAATGGCTGTCACTTGTTTAGATACTCCATTTTTAATGGACAGCCCACCACCACCTACATTTTGTACTGTTAGGCTCACTTCCTCACCACCTTCATAATTACTGGTATATCAACTGTTGGAACATCCCCACGGGCTTTTGCGACATTTCGCCCATAGACTGACTCAATTCTTGCATCACAAAACGCATCCGCTTGTTCGTCTGTTGCCGAAGAATTGAGCCATATTTCAAGGTCATACATCACTGCAGGGTACTCTGTTTCAAAGTTATAGTTTTTTTCGGTTTGATTCCAGTTCGCTGCAAGCAATGCCCCTTCTTCGTATTGTGCCGCATTCTCAAAACCCTGACCTTGCAAATCAGCAATCATTCCTTCAATGATATCTTTTTTTTGGTCAATATATCCAGCCGTATTCTCAATTTCTTGTGTAAACCATTCTGTTAAATTATTGTTTTGACCTGTGAACCATTGCTCGAATTCTTTTTCAAATTCGCTGTAATTTGCTGCAATTTGAGCAAATATATTATCAAGGTCAAGCTGCGGGGCTTCGGCAATCAACGATGTTATTGTTGTACCTGACCACTGAAAACGACAAAATGGGAATTGATACACATTGCCGCCACCATCAAGATCTTCTTGTACTAAATCTTCCGTGTTTAACACTTTGATATATCCCTGTCTAAACTCTTCAATAGTATTTTCTTTTGACAGGTCAATCTCATAAACAATTCTGTTAAAGCCCTCTGCAAAACCTCTGTCAGACGCTATTGCCTCGTTCTCTTCCACATTCAGCAGTCTTCCTTGTATAAAAAAATAGCCTGGACTAATGGTTACTTGCGTATCATCATGCGACACGCTGCACCCTTTAGTCACGCCGTTTTGCTTATTTAGAAAAACGTTTTGAAAGTGAGCAAAGTCTGAAGAATAGAATGTCTGTTCTGAAAAAGTGATTCCTCTAATCATTTTTTCTTTTCAACTCCCTTCAATTTTTCAATCAATGTAACTTTAAGATTGCCAAGTTTCACGCTTACCACTGAACTGCTATTAGCACGCTCTGTTGCCGTAATAATTGAATCTCTAATGCCGCTAGCGGTCTTTACGGTGCATTTATGACCAACATAGATATCCGTAGCATCAATTAGCTTTGATCGCAGGACAAGGTCAAATTCAATTTTATGATTGTAACTGTTTCCAGTGAATTTATCCCTTGCCTCCTGAATCATCGTGGCTTCATCTTCTGCTTTTGATACAATAACGTCAGTCGTTCCTTTTGCCCTGTCAGGATCATGCATATTTTCTGTAATGGTTCGATCGGTGCGCAGGAAGAAATGTCTAATACTTTCCGTTGTCACTTCGTTCACTGTTTTCTGCCATACCACAGTTAATTTTGTTAAGGCTTTAACCTCGATCTGCTCCGTTAGATTAATCACCTGCGGTATTCTCGTATCAATCAACAGCGGGGTTTGTTCTCTCTTTTCAATTGTTATTTCTAGGTGTTCGCCATCGAACCTAAAATCTACAAAAATCCCGTAATTTGTCAGCGCATTGCCGATGTAGGTGCACAGATTGTAAATTCCACCGTCTTCTACATCCACTTTTGCGGCAATTGGCGTATGTGTTTTGGTAGTAACATTCAGATAGCCAATGTTGACCAGCTGGTCTTCATTCATAATCCAATTTCTTCTAATTTGTGCAGCGATAAAATCTTCAATTCCTGTCTGCAAAAAAGATTCATCTGCCAGCACTATTTTTTGATCAAATAAGGTCTGCATTTCCAGCAGGGTTATTGTATACCCGCTGTGATCTTTTTCATTTTCGATTGCACTGATGATGCCTTGGAATACTATTCCGCCATCGTTCAGCAGAACAAAATCATCTTCAGCCGCAACTGGTTTGCGTGCCAGCACGATCTGACTTTTACCGCCGTAATCAGAGTCACAAGAAATACTGTACTGTACAACTGTAAGAGTATCGGAAAGGGTATAGGACTGGCGTGAAATGATATTCGCAATCATTCTTTTACACCCCCTTATAGTACTTTTCAAGATTCATGACGATATTGTTCATTTTTCCTGCGTCACAACGGAAGTAAATATCGCAATCACCCTGCGGCAACTTGAAAAAATTATCATTCACGAAATCAAGACAGTCTTTGCGATCTTCTCCATTAACTTCGATGAATAGGTCATCATCGAAGGTGCTGAAGGTCAATTTTTCATCAGACCGAAGGCTGATATTGAATCGTACCTGATGCACCAGCTTATTGTCTTGATAAACCATCAAAATAGGATTTGTGCAGTATCCTGTGAAAGATACCACAAAAGGACTTTTAACGTGCCCGTCATTATGGAATGAAAAGTAAACATAATTCAGATCATTGAATCGTGTTTCCCATTTAAAATCCCATCTTACTTCTCTTTCTGCCCGCTGGATGCGGTATTCGAATTCTTCTTCTGTGTAGAACAGCGACTTGCATTTGAATGTAAGCGGCACCTGAAACTGCTGCCGCATGTTGTATCCGCCTTTTTCAATGCTCACCAAATCTACATCAGCAAAATACTCAACGCCGACCCCTGATGGTTCATAGATTAACACCAGCGATTTTGCAGCAGTAACAAATGCTACAAAATCCTGAAATGTGTTGTACATTCGCTTCGGAAAAACCAGCGTGCCCGATAATTCGGGCTGCGCCAGTTCCATATTGTTGTTGATCCACAAGTCGCCAACTTTTAAATAATCGGCATCGTATTTGATTCCGAAGCCGCTAGGCTGCGTAAAGAAACCGTCTTCTGCGCTATTCATACCTTTTCTAGCGCCTTTTTCATTCATTAGGTAGAATTTACTAGCCATTTAATAAATCACCCCCAAATCTTTGTTCACAGCCTTGCTTATCTCTTTACTGTTTAAATAGACTTTCGTATCCTTGTCTAAAATCGCCTGCAGGATTGCTTTCAGAACTGCTATCAGTTCGCCGTTCTGTTCTGACACCGCCTGACGAATATATCCCAGTAACACATCAATCGGCGCAATCGCTTCCGCTCCTGCTTCGCCGCCGAGATGATATGTGCCAGACCTAGGGCTATACCCAAATATCGTGGGCTCTGTCAAAATGCCCCCAGCAGCGTGCTTTGATATTGTTTTTGTTGCCTTTTTGGTGCTTTTTGATTTTGGGCTTGCATCAGTACTCTGCACTCCATCTACAGAGGACAACGCATTCTGCATCTCCTGAACAGCATTTTTGACAGACTGCGCTGCACTGTTCATTTTGCTTTTGATATTATTAAGAATCTGGCTAAACTTTTCCGATACAGTGCTAGACATACTTCCCGTCTTACTTTTGAAGCTGTCCATCATGGTTTTCAAGGTTTCAACAGTCGCTTCTGCAGCCGCAGAAGTCTTTTCCTTAATTGTCTTACTAATGCTTGAAAATTTCTTTTTCGTTGTTGTCTGCATGCTGTCCAGCGTCTGCTGATAATTGTTCATTGCAGCTTCGATATCAGCCAGCACTTCCGTTCCCAGTTCTTCAGTTGCCTGATTTTTTGCCTGCTGCTGCCGCTGGTTGTATAAATCGACATACTTCTGCAGCTGTTCTTCGGTCATGCTGTTGATTGCCTTAACCTGCTGCAAACTGCTGACACCCATATCCTGTATCGCTTTGAATAAATCAGTATCGCCGATTTTGTCTTTGAGTGTAGACATGTTCGTCTCGTACTCTGTTAAAGCATCTACCTGTGTTTGCAGATTATTTATAAGTTTATCACCGGTTAAAGGATTTTCTTCATCGACATCTTGCTTAAATTCGTCAAACAGACTAAAGGCGCTTAGAATCTCGTTGGTTCTATCAACAATCTTCTGGTTCGCCGCTTCAACTGCATCCGCATAAGTACGTTCTGCTTCCGCCAGCTGCTCCATATAGCTTTCATGGGCTTCATAGTACCTTTTATCTGCTTCTATCCTTGCGTCAGTTCCTTTTGTGCATTGTTTCCTGATATTGTTCCAATAGTCCATCTCATCTTTAATGGACATATTGTTATATGTCTTGTACTTATCAAGGCGTTTTTCGGCTTTTTCAAGCAACTTCTGATCCAGTTCCTCTGCCGCCTTAACCAGCTTTTTCTTTGCTTTGATATACTCTTGGTCTGCCGCAATCCTCGCTTTAGTCCCCTTCTTGCACTGTTTTCTGATATTATCCCAGTAAAGCATTTCATCTTTCAGGCTAACACTGTGATATGTCTTGTAGTTAGACAGCTTTTCTTTTGCTGCCTTGACAACCTCGCTTGCAACCTGACTTGCTGATTTTTTCGCGTTTTCTTTGGCGTTCATCACGCCTGCTACAAGCCCTTTTCCGATGCTCTCCCCAAGACTCTTCTTTGACATCTTGTATACGTTAGCTTCTTCCTTTGTCATGCCCTTGATTACACCTAAAGCAAGGTTTTTGCCGACCTGCTTCTCCATAACCGTGGAAGGGGAATGGATTCCAAAGAAAGATTTGATTCCGTCAAGGATTGACTTGCCGAACCCCTTAATTTTGGACAGCACCCAATCTTTCGCATTTCCAATACCATTCCAAAGCCCTTTCACAAGGTTTTTGCCGATTGAAAGCATCTTGCCAGGAAGTTTTCCAATTACCCTGGCTATTTCCGTCACAATTGCATTGGCGGCGGATTTTAAATTCGCAGTATGCTTGATAATGCTCACCAGTTTGCTTATTGCCTGTTTGCCTAGATCAAATAATCTTTTGGGTAAGGTTTTAATTACATTTACGATGGTATCCTTTACCTTTGTTCCTGCCGTCTTAACAAACCCAATGGCTCCAACTATACCATTTTTCAAAAAAGTAATTATCTGCTTACCAATTTTAAGCCAATTAAATGCCAGTAAAACATCAACGACCGCCTTAATGATTTTCGGGATATTAGACACCAATGTCGGAATCGCCTGTATCAAACCTTTTGCCAAAGTTAAAATCAACTTGCCTGCCGTTGCTAACAGCTTCGGCGCATTGTCGTTAATGATACTTGCAATATTGCTGACGATTGTCGGCACCTTGGCAATCAATGATGGCAGGCTGTCCATTAAGCCTTTCGCCAAATTCACGATTAAGTTTAGCCCTGACTGTATCAACTGCGGGGCATTTTCTTTAAGCGTCGTTGTCAGGTTTAAAATGATATCAAGTGCCCTGTTGATTAAGTTCGGCAGGTTATTTTTGATTCCCTCTCCCAACTTGTTAATCAAGTTTGCCCCTGACTGCATCATCTGCGGCAGGTTGTTTTGTAAGGCTGTAAGTAATGTCGACCCAATAGCTTTGACCATTGACACCGCCGATGATAACAGACTTGGCAGAATCTGCATCAGCATCGACGGCAACTTTTGCAGTATTGGTGGCACGATTGTTTCAATCAGTGTACCGATACTTTCAAGCGTAGTCTGGATACGTGGTATCAGATTGTCACCCACGGTCAAAATGCTGTTACCCAGATTTTGGGTCAGCTGCTTCATGTCCTGATCGCCCGCTGCAAGCCCTACCAGGAAATTCTCCCATGCGGACTTTGCACTGGCAATAGATCCCTGAATAGTGGTGCTGGCTTCAAGAGCAGTTGTGCCCGTAATACCAAGATTGTTTTGTATTTCATGGATAGCCAGAATCATCTGGTCGAATGTGACATTATCCAGACTGTCAATTTTCTCTTTTAAGATACCCGAATCATTGATTAGGCGTATCATTTCGGTCTGTGTGCCACCATAACCAAGTTTTAGGTTGTCCAGCATGGTGTAGTTCTGCTTTGCGAAACCTTGGTATGCGTCCTGTATGGACTCCATGCTGGTTCCCATCTTGTTGGCATTATCAGCCATGTCAGTGATTGCAAGGTCAGCTATGTCAGCTGCCTTTGCAGTATCGCCTCCCAAGCCTTGAAGCAGGGATGCTGAGAAGCTGGTTACTGTCTCCATGTATTTGTTTGCAGACAGTCCAGCTGTTTTGTACGCATTATCTGCGTAAGTTTGCACTTTGCCTGCGCTATCTTTAAACAGTGTTTCTACACCACCAACCAGTTGCTCGTAATCACCAAAGCCCGACACTGCCGCTTTTGTGATTGCCGCAATGCCTGTAGCTGCTGCGGCTGTGGCTGCAGTCATTGCTTTAACAGTCAAAGTGCCTATTTTTTTAAAGGCTGCTCCAATCTTACCGCTGGATTTTTCAGCCTTATCTGTCGTTTCGTCAATTTCTTTGTTCGCAAGCGCATTATTTATTGCGATTGTCCCGAACAACTGAAATAATTCCATTGGTTTCCTCCCTTACAAACTGAAGGATTCCAGTATTGATTGTGAATTTTTTACAGTTGCTTCAATTTCATTCATATCTGCTTCTTCTGGCTCTGCATCTCCACTACAACTTTTAACAAAATCATCAAACGACATATTGTAAATTTTGTGCAGGTAATACTCCCATTGCGTTTTTTCATTCAGTTCTTCATTTCTGAATCTGATAAAGTTACAAATGAAGTCGTGCAGTTGTTCCGTTACCAGCATCTGTTGCAGCAGTTCCAAGGGATTGCTATACCGTTGATATAGCAAATCCCAGAACCTGCCGCTGTCGTTTATTTGAACAATTTTGAAACAACCACGATAAAATCCCTGAATTCCTCTTTCTGGATTACATCAATAACCATTCCCACGAACGTATTCATAGGTATGGATTCGATTTGTTTCTTGTCAATTCCAGACAACCCTGCTAAAAATGTGTAAATATCCTTTTCGCATTTTGGCAGGTTGCCCAGAATGACATTGGCAATATCAAGCGCAACAGTGATTCCGACTGATGTTACCACGTCATCGGTCACTGCTTTGCCTACCATTGCAGATTTAATTGCATCTGACTGTACAACACTCTTGAATTCATTAATTCCGATTGTGCTGATAATTTTTGACATCAAAAAAACGTCAGATGCACGTAACTCTCTCAGTGTGTATGCTTTTTCTTCTTCAGGCTGTGCTGCCTGTAAGTTTGTTGTTGTTTCCATTGTTCAAAGTCCTTTCTATCTCTTTTTTATCTTCTTTGGCTTTGGTACAGGCTCATCTTCGATTCTTTTCAAGAAATCTCCTGCACTCTGAATTTCTTCAAAACGTTCTTCACTGCACTGGAAAACAGATCCAGCGCAGTGATATGAATTATCCGTTTTATCCCTGAAATCACTCATAACTTCACATTTCAGCATAGTAAGCACCTCTTACACCGTAGGGGTCTTTTTTGCAACGTAAATGTGGTATGGCAGAGTGTCCGTCATTCCCTCGGCTAAATCTGCATAACATTCAAACGTTGCAGGAATTACGGAATTTTCCTTGTTCTTGCCTTCAACTTCAATACCAGAAGTACAAAGTGCGAAATCAAACATTGCGATAATCGGTGTGCCGTCTGCCATAAAGCCAACATAGCCCAGATTCTTGATATAGTCGCTTTCTTCGATGTGCGCTTTACTTTCGATTACATCAAATCTTTCATCCTCAGATGTGCCGTCAGCACCGATAACGGTTGATTTAATCCAATCCTTAGTCAGTTCAACCATATTAGTTTCAATTGTTGCCGTTTCGCCGATTTTATGAGTCAAGCCTTTTGCCTTAACTAATACACCGTCTACTTCGACATCTAAAATTTCAGCCTTAATAGACAGCTTCGTACCGCCGCTTGTTGCGCCGATAATCGTACCAGCCCATTTAGACGTTTCACTGTCAAACTTCAAATCTTTGTACAAAGTACCAGCGCCCAGCATAATGTTCTTTGGCGTTTCTTTAGTGACCCCGGAAACCTTAAATTCGCTCCAATCTGCCATTTAATTCACCTTCCATTCTTTTACTTTTAAATTAATCTGTATCTTCTTAAGTTCTGCATCGCCTGTCGGTACAGGCTGACTGCCTCCATAAAAAATAGCCACCGCTGACCCTTCGTCAGTGATGACTGTTTTTCCTGCTACTCCATAGTAGCGCATGATTTTTTCTTTAATCCGTTCCAATTCAGACCATGACTCACGGGTAAAGCCTGTTAAAATGAATGGGATTTCTATTTCCCCATCTTCTGTTAGCGGCTCGTTTTCGGAATACTCTCCCACAAAATATGGATAAATCGGATCAGCACACCATTCCATGAAGGCATAATTGATGCCAAGCGCTTCCATGTCTTTGTTAATTGTTTCAAGCATAATTCACCTCATTTCTGAAGAAAAAATATCTTCGGCATATCGGATTAGCTTGCTTTTGAGTGACTGGAAAGCTGTCCACATGGATCTTTTCGGTTGCTTACCATGGGTAAAATGTCCTTTTCCCTCTTCGTCCTTGTAGAACCAGCCCCCTTTCCTGCCATCTCCGTTTAGGGCATATTCACCTGTTCCAAACTCGTTCCAGATGGCATTCTCAAGAGGGCTACCAATTACCGATTGCAGCTTTTCTGCGTCGATTTCGTAGTCCCACGACCCTTTAAGCTGCCCTGTGTCAACTGGCGTATTCCTCATTGTCTGCGACATGATTTCGCCTGATGCTTCATGCAAGTACGCAAGGGCAGTCTTCTGTAATGCTTCTTTAACAGCAATTCGATTATCCTTAAATTCAACCGTCATAGCCTTGCCCACCTGCGTATTTCAGGAATATTTCCAATTGACGATGCCTCCCCATTGGATCGTCAATTAAGGTAATATCATAGACTTTGCCGCCAACAACCAGCCGGGAATTTTCCGCCGTAACCTCTTCAGGCAATTCTTCATAGTCGGATAATAAAACGTGTGTGCTTTCCTGTACCTTCTGGCTGAAGTTTAGCCGCTCAGATTCGCCTGACATAAGGTCAAGCCAGCCGGTGAGTTCCTTTACACCAGCCCAATTTTCGACCTGTTCACCAATGCTATTCCTTGTAGTTGTTCTGGTTTGAATTTGTGCAACGATATTTCCGCCAATCATAGCATCCCCCTTAGAATCTTGCCTTTTTATAAAGCTTCAGGAATGCCATTAGCTTCTTCGGAACTCCCATATCTACTGCCAAATCTGATTCTGTTGAATCAGACGCATATGTCACAGAATAACGTGAAAGAGTTTCGCTCTGGATATCTTTCATTTTTGTATCGCCACTATTGGCTGCTTCGTTCCTGATCTGCCATTGAATAATCTTTGCTGCGCCCAGCTTCACATCTGCAGGGTATTCAACCTTTGTAACCAGTACAGAATCTTCATTTGCCCAGTCACTATCCGTCTGAAATGTCAAGTCATTGGCTTCTGTTACCACCGCAAGGCAGCCACTCTGCAGGTCAGATTCTGACACCATGATTGTATCTCCCACATCAAACAGAATCAGACTTTCCGACATGAATACGCCAGCCCTGATATCTGCTACAACCCGCTTACCTCTGCATTGAAAATTGTTGTTCGTGTATCGCCTGATTGTCAATTCAAGGGCATTCAAGCGCATTTCCAGCATTTTGTCTGGTTCATCCGTCTGAATCAGTTCTTTCAGTTCCTCAACGGTCATTAACATGTAACCACCGCCTTATTCAGCTGCTTTTGTGCCATCTGGTTCATCGTCCTTCTTGTCGTCCTTCTTGTCGTCCTTCTTGTCGTCCTTCTTGTCGTCCTTCTTGTCGTCCTTCTTGTC